GGCCGAGCTGCTTGATGCGGTCGATGCCGCCTACCCTGCCGCGAAGGAAGGCCACGCCGCACAGGTGGCATGGGCGGAACGCCGGGCCGCCGCATCGAAGGCCGCTCGGGCCGCCCTCGCCGCCCAACCCACCCCGCCCGCGGAGGTGGAGGTCGCACAGGCGGCGCCGAAGCGTGGTTTCGCGGCCAAGCTCGCAGCGCGGCATGTAGATCTCGGCTCGCTTGGGCCCGAAGGCTATCGTCCGCCTGCCGCCCAGGCCGCGCCGGTCGATGCGCTGCCGGGTCTCGACGTGCTCATCGTCAAGCACAAGCTGATGGAGCAGGCGTGGCCCACGCAGAAGGCGCTCGAAGAGTTCGCCACCGAGTACGCCCAGGCCCTCGTCCGCGCCACGCCCAGGGTGCACGAGCTGGAACACACGCTGCGGATGTTGCGCAACCACACCTCTGTCAACATGCACCAGATTTCGATCATTGATGATGCGCTGGCAGGCGCCACGCCCAGGGTGGAGGCGATGCCGCTGCCCGCTGGATGGAAGCTGGTGAGCGGCTCGGCATACGGGCAGAGGTACGTGTCACTCGTCGAAGACCGGCCCGACTACCCGCCCGACGGCAAGATCATCATCAATGCCTACGAACAGGGCGACCCGAAGATGTTCAGGTTCCTGTCGGCGCTCGCATCGCGCGGCATCGGCACGCAGCCCGAGGCGGGCGGGGAGGCGCGATGAGCCGCAGCGGCTACTCGGACGAATACTCGCCGCTGTGGCGCGGCTCGGTCGAGCGCGCCATCAGGGGCAAGCGCGGGCAGGCGTTCCTCCGCGACCTGCTGGCGGCGCTCGACGCCATGCCCGAGAAGACGCTCGCGGCCGACTCGCTGGTGACGGCCGAGGGCGAGTTCTGCACGCTGGGAGTGCTCGGCGCCGCGCGCGGCATCGACCTGGAGACCCTCGACCCCGACGACCCGGAGCAGGTGGCCAAGGCGTTCGGCATCGCCGAAGCGATGGCGCGCGAGATCGTGTTCGAGAACGACGAGCATCTGGACGACGACTACCAGTGGGTCGACGTCGAAATCTGCGGCCCGATGCGCCCCTGGAACCCGGAGTGGGGCCGGCACCGGCGCCACGTTCGCGTGCAGCGACAGGATGGGCCGCAGCGCCGCTGGGCGCGCATGCGCGCGTGGGTCGTGGCGAACCTTCGCGAGGAGGCGAGCCATGCGTGAGCGGCCGATCCTGTTCAGCGCGCCGATGGTACGCGCGATCCTCGCCGGGCAGAAAGCGCAGACGCGGCGCGTCATGACCAAGCAGCCGCATGACGACACGACGGTGCACGTCGAGCGCTTCCACCAGACCGTCGTCGACCGCCATGGAGACGAGCAGCCGGGCCCTGAAGTCTTCGGTGCGTGGTGGGACGAAGGCGAGACGGGCCTGAAGTGTCCCTACGGCGCCCCGGGCAACCGCCTGTGGGTGCGCGAGACGCACGCGATCGTGCCGCGCACCGCCTACCGCTGCAGCGATGGGGTGCAGCAGGTGCTTCGGCCAGGCGACGACCACGACGCGGCGATCTTCCGCGAGGGCTGGACACGCAGCACCAGCGGGTTCTCGTGGAGGCCGAGCATCCACATGCCGCGCTGGGCCTCGCGCATCACGCTGGAGATCACCGACATCCGCGTCGAGCGGCTGCAGGCAATCAGCGAGGCGGATGCGCGAGCCGAGGGCGTCAGAAGCAACGCCGACACACTGGCCGATACCGGTTTCGCGAACGCCCGCGAAGCGTTCCGAGCGCTTTGGTCGTCCATCAACGGCGCCGAATCCTGGGACGCCGACCCGTTTGTCTGGGTGCTGTCGTTCCGGCGTCTGGAGGCTGCGTCGTGATCGTGGAGCGGCCGTCGCCCTGCTACCGCATCGAGCGCCTCGATGACATCCTGAAGGTGCCGGCCGACCTGCGGCCCGCGCTGTTCCGCGACCTGGAGACGGCGCTCCTCACGCACGAACTGGTCTATGGCGAGCTGGCGCAGCAGGTGGGCATCGGATCGCTGCTGTGGTCGGACGACGGCAGCAGCGACGTCACGATGCAGACGCCGGACGGCCAGACGCTGTTCGAGCTGCATGTGCACGAGGGCGAAGAAAAGCCGCCCGAAGGCGGCTCGCGCGGGGCCTGACGGATCAGGCCGCGGGCGCGTCGGCGGCCGGCTGGCTGCCGTCGGTGGCCGAGGCGGCCGCTTCCGCGGGAGCGGCGGCGGGCGCTTCGGCAGGGGCCGGCGCGGGGGCCGGGGGCACCGGGGCGGCCAGGATGGCGTTCTCGTTCACGGCCTCGGCGTCGAGCGACGCGTTGACGGTGGAGACGCGGCTGGTCAGGGCGTCGATCTCGTCCTGGCTGGCGCCCTTGGACTTGGCCAGGGCGATGAGCTGCTCGGCCAGCGCGTTGCTGGCGGCGACCTTGGATTCGAGGGCGGCGATCTGGGCGGTGAGGGCGTCGAGGGACACGATGAGTCTCCGGAACAGGTTGATGATGACGATGAGCGGGTTGCGCATGGCCTGGCCATCTTGGAATCACGACCGGCCCGGCGCGCGGCCGCCATGTCGTGACGCCATGCTGGTTGCATGTCCGCAGACACCGCCGCCAGCGTCGCCTTCGACCCCTCCGCCCCGCGCGACGAGCAGCAGGCTGCGCTGACCGAGCTGCAGGCCGCCTACGTGCCGTCGCTGCAAAGCGAGCTGCTCGACCAAAGCGCCATCCGGCAGTTCGCCGAGGAGCTCAAGGCCGAGTACGAGGCCATGGAGGCCGAGACGTCGCTCGTCAAGTCGATGAACGACACGCCCGTGCCATTCCCGTCGAGGAACCTCCGCGAGAAGCGGCCCGGCATGCATTCGGCTGTGGTCGACGACCTGCAGGTGGTCGTCTCGGGCGACTACATCGAGCGGCCCGGCATGGTGCAGTTCGAGGGCATGCGCGCGATGGTCGAGGAGACGCCCATCCTCAACGCGATCATCAACACGCGCGTGCGCCAGGTGCAGCGCTTCTGCCGGATCGCCGAGTCGGGCGAGCTGCCTGGATTCGAGGTGCGCCTGGTCGACCGCGAGCGCCAGCTCACCGACCAGCAGCGCGAGCAGAAGCAGATGATCCAGAAGTTCATGCTGCACTGCGGCTTCGAGTTCGACCCGTTCAAGCGCAAGGCGCTCAAGCGGGACAACTTCAAGGCGCTCATGAGCAAGTCGGTGCGGGACGCGCTGACGATGGACAGCGCGCCGATCGAGTTGGAGTGGAAGAACGACCCGCGCAAGGGCCTCGACGGCTTCTACGCGGTCGACGGCGCGACGATCCGCCTGTGCTCCGAGCTCGGCTTCGAGGGCGACGAGTCGATCTACGCGCTGCAGGTCGTCGGCGGCCGCATAACCACGGCCTACAGCTTCCGCGACCTGCTGTACGAGCCGCGCAACCCGCGCACCGACGTGCGCGCGTGCGGATACGGCCTGTCGGAGGTCGAGACGCTCGTGCGCGTGGTCACCGGTCTGCTCAACGCGATGACGTACAACGTCAAGGGGTTCGATTCGAACTCGATCCCCAAGGGCATCCTGCACATGGTGGGCAACTACCAGCAGGCCGACGTCACCGCGTTCAAGCGCATGTGGAATGCCCAGGTGCGCGGCGTGCAGAACGCCTGGGGCCTGCCGATCATGATCTCGCCCGACGAGAAATCGAAGGTGCAGTTCGAGAAGATCGGCAACGAGTTCAACGAGATGCATTTCTCGAAGTGGATGACGTTCCTGACGTCGATCGCGTGCGCGATCTTCGGGATGTCGCCGGCCGAGATCAACTTCGACAGCTTCACCGCCGGCAGCTCGTCGGCGCTGTCGGGATCCGACACGGGCGAGAAGCTCGCGGCCTCGAAGGACTCGGGGCTCTACCCGCTGCTCACGCACTTCGGCGACGTCTGGTCGGACTTCATCGTGCCGCGCTTCGGCGACGAGTGGTGCTTTCGCTGGACGGGCCTGGAGCCGGACGACGCCGACAAGCGCTTCGAGCTGAAGAAGGCCGTGCAGACCGTCGACGAGGCGCGCGCGGAGCTCGGTCTGGTCAAGCACCCCGATCCGATGCTCGGCGCTGCGCCTCTGAACCAGGCGCTCACCGGACTGTACACGCAGATCAACCAGGACAAGCTCGGGCCGCCGCCCGACATGGGCCAGCCAGGCGCCGCGGGCGCCGGCGGCGACGCTGGCAAGCCGCCGAAGGGCGGCGCGGGCACCGACTTCGGCGACCAGGCCGACAAAGGCGACTTCGGCGACGAGGGCGACGAGGGCTACGGCCACGCCAAGAAGGGCGACTTCGGCGCGAGCGGGCAGGGCGGCACCGGCGACAAGGCCGACAGCGACTTCGGCGCGCCGCCGCGCCCGGGCGAGGACTTCGGCAAGGCCTTCCCCGACGTCTACGAGGTGCAGCTGTGAGCGCGCGCGAGGGCAGCATGGCCGCGCCGCTGGGCCGCCGCGACGTCGTCAGCGGCGACCACGTCTACTTTCAGCACCCGAAGCACGGCGTCATGTCGGGCGAGGTCACCGGCATCGTCGGCGCGCACGGATTCCATGCGCGTGACGACAAGGGCGAGATCCACCAGGTGCGCCACGAGGCCGTCCTGGGCCACAAGCTCCGCCGCAAGCGCGAGTTCTCGCTCGTCGACCACGGCGAGGACGGCGCGATCTGCACCGACGAGACCGGCCGCCGGGTGTTCCTGCGCAACGGCTCGCCGCCCGGCGAGGTCGACGGCGCGCCCATGCGCAAGGCGATCGACACGCTCGGGCCGCCGACGGCCACGGCGGACGACCTGCGCGTGCTGGCGCTGGAGCTCGGTCGCGCGCAGCTGGAGGCCTCGACCATGACGGTCGCGGCGATCGAGCGCCTCACGGCCGCCACCTACGGGCTGCACGCGCGGCTCGACCAACTCATCGCGCTGCATGTCGCGGCGCTCAACGGAGACCCACACCATGACGCAGAAGCCGATGATGCTGTTCATCAAGGCGATCACGCCGCCGCCGGCCAAGACGGAGGCTGACGGCGCCACCGTCGCGCCCATCCTCGACAAGATGGCCGCGCTGCTGGAGGACCTGCAGGAGGCCGTCGGCGACGGCGACGAGGGCGCCGGCAATGGCTCGGGGGACGGCACGCCGAGCCCGGACGGCGTCGACGACAACGACGACGACACGGACAACGGCGGCGACGCCGACGACATGAACCAGGGCGGAGACGGCGACGGCGCGGGCGACGACCCTAACGCGCCGGCCGGCAACGCGGCGCCGGGCGCCGATGGCCAGCAGTCGGCCGATGCCGCCGGCGGCGGCGACGATGCGACCGCGGGCGGGCTGGGCGGTGACGCCACGGATCCGTCGACGGTGGCCAATGGCGGCGGCGCCGGCGATGCGAAGTTCGGCCCGCACAACGTCGAGGCCGGGCACCACGTCGCGTTCCATGCCGGCGAGTTCAAGGGTGCCGGCAAGGTCAACGCGACGGGCGCCGACGGCTGCACGGTGGCGGACGGCACGGGCCGCGAGCACCGGATCGGCTGGCACGAGGTGACGGGCCACCACGATGCCGCCTCGGCCGCCGGCGCGGAAGAGAAGCCCGAGCCGAAGGGCGAGCCGCCGAAGAAGTAGGGCACGCGCTGCTCCTTACAGGCACCTAAAAGGGTGCCTTTTATTTTGCTTGCTTGGTAAAACGCAGGGTGTTAAAGTTTGCTCATACCACCACGAAGGAGCCAACGCAATGCAACAGAAACCCAAGCCCCGCGCCTTCTGCGCCGAAGGCATCATCCGCGTGCTCGACTCGATCGAAGCGGGCACGGTCGCTCAAATGGCGCGTCGCCGCGGCCTCGACGAGGCGGCGATGCGCAAGCTGATCCACGAGGACGCGGAGACGCGCGCCAGCTACGAGCGCAAGAACGCGCGCGCGGTCGTGGCAGTGCGGGTGGTGCTGCTGTGAACGGCGACATGCTGCACGCGCCAGGGCCGCTGCGCGCCGGGCTGGCTGGCGGATCGGTGATCACCGACCATCCGGCCACCGACCATCCGACGGATCACAGCACCCGGGATGCCGACGCGTTCTACGGCGGCCACCTCGTCGCCGAGTCGATCTGCCCGAGCAACCAGCGTCGGATCATCGCCTGCTGGAACGCCTGCCTCGACGTGCCGACCGAGGTGCTGGAGACCTCGCGCGCGGGTGGGCTGCCGTGGAGCGTGCCTGAGCAGCTGGATCGCATGCGCGAGCGCGCCACTCTGATCGAAGCGCTTGAAAAGGCACGAGAGGCTCTCGACGATGCCCAGGGCAATCTCGACCCGGAGAAGTGCTTCATCACGAAGGTCAACGCCGCGATCGCCGAGGCGCTGGACAAGGCCGATGCCGCGCTGCTGCTGGTCAAGGGCGAGGAGAAGCTGTGAGCGCAGTTCTCGCCACCAACGACGCAGCTGACGAGGTCGTCAGCAACGAGCCGTTCTACGCGCCGGCGCCGACAGACCTGGTCGAGGAGCTGCTCGCGCAGTACCAGCTGCAGCGCGCACGCATCGACCAGCTCGCGGCGCTGGTCGCGGGCGACCTGGGCAACGTCGTCCACTACTTCATCGAGGGCAACGCGGGCGACGACCGGTTCCAGCGCTCGCTGTACGTCGATCGCCTCTTCCAGACCGACGGCGCGATCGCGGCGCTGAACTCGGCCATGTGGAGCAAGGCGATGGCCCTGACCGACGTCTACAACTACATGCCGCAGAAGCGCCGCACCGAGTGGGACACGATGCTGCGCGAGCAGAAGGCGCCCGAGTTCACCGCCGAGGCCGTCCGGCCGACGCTGCTGGAGCTGCTGAACAGCCGCGAGCGGTTCTTCGCCGAGCGCGTCGACGGGATCTTCCGCGGCCTGTCGGGCCGCCACGTCACCAACGCGCCGGAGGCCTTCGGAAAGCGGATGATCGTCGCCGGCGTCCTCACCTCCTACGGGACCACCGAGAGCCGGGTCGTGGGCCTCATCAACGACCTGCGCTGCGTCGTGGCCAAGTTCTCCGGCCGCGAGGAGCCGCGCTGGAACAGCTCGGATGTCATCGTGCGAGCCGCGCACGGGCAGCGCGGCGAGTGGCTGTCCATCGACGGCGGCGCAATGCGCATTCGGGTCTACAACGTCGGCACGGCGCACCTGGAGGTGCATCCGGACATGGCCTGGCGCCTGAACGCCGTCCTCGCGCACATGCACCCGACGGCCATCCCGGCGCAATTCCGCCAGAAGCCGCGCCGCAAGTCCAAGGAGTGGGCCCCGATGATGCGGCCGCTGCCGGCGCGCGTGCTGGAGGTGCTGGAGGACGTGCGCATCGCCACCGAGAAGATCCCGGGCGACTGGCGCGAGCGGCGGCGCGAGGTGCCGAACACGCTGGCGATGTTCGGCGGGAGCTCGACCGACAAGGCCGTGATGGCCGAGGCGCGCCGCGTGATGCAGGCGATCGGCGGCGTGCCGTCGGAGCGAGGCCACCACTGGCAATTCGCGATGCCGGCGCATGCGGCCCTGTCGATCGTGCAGAGCATCGTTGCCTCGGGCATGATGCCCGACAAGGTCTCGCACCAGTTCTACCCGACGCCCGAGAGCCTGGCGCGGCGCGTCTCCGACCTGGCCGAGGTCGGACCGGCACACACCGTGCTGGAGCCGAGCGCAGGGCAGGGCGCGCTCATCGAGCAGCTGCCGCCCGAGCAGAAGGTCACCGCCGTCGAGGTGTCGGAGCTGCACTGCGAGATCCTGCGCGCGCGCTTCACGTTCGGCGGGGTCGAGGTCGTGCAGGCCGACTTCGTGGACAAGGCCTGGGCCTGGATGTCCGAAGGTCGCCGTTTCGACCGCGTGCTCATGAACCCGCCGTTCGAGGGCGGCCGCGCGCGCGACCACATCGTCGCCGCGGCCGACGTGGTCGCCGCCGGCGGCCGCCTCGTCGCGATCCTGCCGTCCGGCATGCGTGGCAGCGAGCCGCTGGGCGCGGCCTTCGAGCACGCCTGGCACGGCCCCTTCGACAACGAGTTCGCCGGCACGAGCGTGTCGGTCTGCATCCTGGTCGCCAACCGCGTCGTGACCTGACACTGGCTGCATGCGCCACGCCCCGCTGCTGATCGACGCGAGCCGCGTCCCCGACCCATGCTGCGTCGACGACGCGCTGGAGATCCTCCACAAGTCGATCAGCGAGCCGCCGGACGGCGACCTCTGGGCACCGCACCATTCGCCGTTCATCCGCGAGCTCATCGAGCGCTTCACGCAGTTCGGCCTGGCTGCGCAGGCCAGCGTGAGCGAGGAGCTGCAGGCGTGGCTCGCCGGCGCGCGATCGCAGATCGGGCCGCCGGCGCCGAAGCCCGCCGCCGGCGCCCAGCTCACCGCCGCCGAGCTGCAGCTCGCGCGCATCTACCTCGCGCACCTGCCGCTGGATGCCTGGTCCTTCTGGGACTACAACCTCCTCGTCGACTACCTCTTCAGCAGCTACCTGCCGGTGGGCACGCTGCGCACGCAGGCCGAGAAGCTGGCCGTCCAGGCGTCGATCATGGGCCGGGTGCAGGCGCTGCACCCCGCGCTCGACGTCGTGGGCGCCAATGCGATCGTCGCCGCGCTGCCCGCCACCGTGCTGGTCGCGCAGGCGCAGTTCCGCCTGCCGGCGGTGGCGCAGGCCGTCATGGACTACGGCTACGCCCACTGCGCCGAGGCCGTGGTGAGCACGAGCGACGTGTTCCGCCACAAGCTCAAGACGATCATCATGGAGCACGAGGGCCAGGTGCTGTTCGGCGAGAAGCCGAAGCAGGCCCTGCAGTCGAAGCTGCTCGATGCGCTTGGCACGGCGAACCGCGACTGGCGGATGATCGCGCTCACCGAGGCCGGCGAGCTCGCGAACCAGGGCTTCGTCGCGGCCCAGGAGATCGGCGCGCGCGTGCGCCGCCACGAGGCCTACAAGGGCGCGTGCCCGTTCTGCCGGAAGATCGACGGCCGCATCATGAACGTGGTCGCGGCCGACGACCCGAAGAAGGACGGCGAGACCGACATCTGGCCCGGCAAGACGAACCAGGGCCGCAGCGCCTCGCCGATGAAGCGCGGCCTCGCCGGCCTGGTCGAGCGTCCGAAGGACGAGCAGTGGTGGATCCCAAGCGGCACGGTTCATCCGCACTGCCGAGGCTCTTGGAGCCCGGTAGTCGGCAAGCCGAAGGGCGTCTCCGACGCGTTCGCGACGTGGCTCGACGAGCACCTGGCAAAGGGGAGGGCGGCGCCGTGAAGCCGGTCGAGATGGTGATGTTCCCGCTGGAGGAGCTGGAGCGTCTGGCCAGCCACGTCACCGCCCTGCGCACGCTCGTGGGCGACATCGCGCACGCCTTCGGTGTCGGAGACGGAGAGGTTGACGGCGTGCTCGATGCGCAGGAGATGGTTGACCTGTTCATCGCGCACGGGCTGGCCAACGTCGACCGCCGCGGACGCGTGCGGGCGGGTGAGCTGCTGGCGACGTGCCTCATGGCTTCCGACGAGCGCGCGGAGCATCCTGCGCAATAGTGCCTTGACAGGAAAAGCGCGTGACATAGAATCTGTGTCATCGACTTTACCGGAGGTGGAACATGAATGCACATGAAATCGCGGCGTGCGTCAACGCCGGAACGCATCGACTGGTGCTCGACTGCGCATCGAGCATCTGGACGCTGGAGGAGGGCCGTGATGGCCTGTGGCTGCCGGGCGTCGTCGTCGACTCGACGGAGGCTTTCCACGCGGCGCACCCGCGCGCGCCGGAGGCCTGCGAGAAGGGGCTCACGCCGATGCCCGCGCCGCGCACGCCGCACGTCTTCTACCTGCCGTCCATCCGCTCCCTGCTGGACAAGATCCCCGAGGGCGGCGTGCTCGACACCGGCTCGGACACGACGCAGCGCTACGTCGCAACGTGCGCGGTGGGCCGCGGCCTGCTCAAGCGCGCCGCGCTGCTGCCGCACCGCCGCTTCGCGCGCGCCTCGCTGTCGGCCTGACCATGCCGCGCCACTACGCCCGAACGAGCTCCGAGCGCTACTTCCAGCGGCACGGCCGCTTCGGTGACGCGCCGGGGGATGCCGCCATCCTGGAGCAGGAGGAGCGCGCCGCGGGGGACCGCCACGCGGCCGGCTTCGCCAAGCTCTACCCCGAGCTCGCGAAGTGGCTGGGCGCGTCGTCGTCCGACTTCGCCGAGTCGCTCAAGCGCCGGATCCGCGCGGGCTTCCTGCTCACGGACGGGCAGCTCACGGCACTGCAGCGCGCGGCGGCGCCCCTGCCGGAGGTCGACGTCTCGAAGATCGAGCGCGTCTTCGACCGGGCGCACGCCAACGGGGTTCAGTATCCGAAGCTGCGCCTGGGCGAATTCCGGTTCTCGCCGGCCGGCCAGCGCAGCAGCCACCGCGGCGCGATCTTCGTCACCAATCCGTCGGGCAAGGCGACCTACGCGCGGATCTCGAACGGCAAGCTGCACGGCTACCTCGGGTGCACGGACGAGATCCGCGACGCGATCCTGAAGGTGATCGCCGACCCGGCCGAGTCCGCGCTGGCCTACGGGCGCCGCACGGGCGATTGCGCGGTCTGCGGCCGCTCGCTGGTGGCCACCGACTCGGTCGACGCCGGCATCGGGCCGGTGTGCGCGGAGAAGTACTTCGGCGGCTTCCAGGCCTACAAGGAGCTGCAGAGCTCCAACGGCCAGTCGTGACGACAGACTGAATCCTGTCGGGGGTCACCGGGAACTGTGGTGGTTCTTAGCGTGGGCATTGCGAGGTGGCTCCCGACGCCTATTCCGCGCCGCTCGCCTGAGCGGCGCTTTCCGTCCGAGGTGCGCATGAGGAAGAGGGGCCATCGCCGGCCGACGCAGGTGCATTCCGATCCGCTCGCGGCGTTCCGCCCGGTGGACAAAGAGCGGCGGGACATGGCCGTGGCCCGCTTCCGCAGCGCCCTCGATGCCGTCATGCGCGGCGCGAGCCCGGACGAGCACGACTGGCGGCTGCTGGCCGACGTCGTCAACCTGGTGGAGACGCTGGCCGACGACATGGGCAAGCTGCCGGTCGACCAGGCGAAGCCCCACCTGGACTCGGCGAGCGAGGCGATGGTCGCCGCGGCCCGCCGCTGGCGCGCCGGCCAGGGCATGCGCCTGGACGCGCCCGGGGTGCAGGCGCTGCGCCGCGTCATCGACATCTACGAGCAGTGCCTGGAGCTGCTGACCGAGCGCGTCATGGATCAGGCGCGCGAGCGAACGCAGAAGCGCCTCGAACGCATCTGGCGGCACGGTGCCGCGCCGGGGCAAAAAGTCGTCATGGTCTGATGGCCGTGACTATGCCGCCGAAGTACATAATTTGTCTTATGTCAAATACCCTGTTGGGTATACGAAGAGGATAGCATGAACAGGGATCCGATCGAGGTGCGCGTCCGGTTCATGGATGTCAATGGCGCCTACGGCGACGCCGTCGGATGGATCGTGCGTGAGCGCCTGCTGGAGGCCGGCGTCCCGCTGAAGCCGTCGAAGGTCGGCGATCCGAACGTCAGTCCGGCGGCTGGAACGCTGTACCGCCGGATGTCGAGCGACGGCATGGAAATGGTCTTTGCCTGGGTGCCGCATCGCGAAGCGGTGGACGAGGTCGTGCCGCCCGCGGCGCCCGCCCGGCGCTCGGCCGTCGAGCCGCCGCATGCGGCCGCGGTGGCGACCGTCATCGTGATCTGCCTGGCGCTGTTGGCCGTCGGCTTCTTCGACGATCAAGCGCTCGCCGTGGCCTACGTAGCCTGCGCGCTCGTGGGATGGGTCACCTGGGTGGTGCCGCTGTGAAGCACCGCCCGACCCTCGGCTATGTCGTCATCGCCGGGAAGATCATCGAACGCGGCGACGTCGCGTCCGACTTCA